AGGGAGAGTCAGTACACGACGGATGACATCAAAAGAAGCAGTGGCAACTTTACGGTGCTCAACCACAAGATTCTCAGTGGCAAGCAGTCGTGCTAGGTTTCCTCGAATCTCTTGATTGATCATGGTGCCTCTCGGTTGATGTACATACTATAAAACCCCCTAGGGCAACTAGGAGGTCTTAGTGGACGGTTTGTCAATCGGTTTCCGCCAAGGATAGGTTCACAACGCTGAAGTTCTTTATCTTCTCAAATTTTAGAGTCCTATCAAACTTACCTTCCAGACTCTCTTTGTGACTGATAACAAATACATTTGTATTGTCATCAAAATTACGTAGAATCCAACCAAGTTCACTGCTACCATTTTGATCTAGTGAACCATCAAAGATTTCATCTAGAATAAGGAGGTTAGTATCCACACTATTCTTAAGTTTAGCAATACTACGCCAAGTGAGCAACAGAGCAAGATCAATACGAGATTTCTCTCCTTCACTGAAAGATTCGTAAGTAAAGATATCCCTGTATCTAGATTTAATAGTCTCTTCAAAGTTTTCATCGAGAGTAAAGTTAACATAGAAATCCATCTTCCTGAGATAGTCTCCGATGAGTTTATTCATCGATGGAAGATATCGTTTAATAATTCTACTCTTGATTCCATTGTCTTTCAACAATTGACCAGCAACACTTAATGTATCTTTATCTTTTTTAGATGTGATAAAACGATCTTTAATTATTTTTTTATCATCAACATAAGCACTAAGTTTTTCAAACTCTGCTTTCTTGCTACTGGTGGGAGCATTAAGATCTTTGATCTCTGTCTCCACATTACCAATCTGCTGACCAAGAGATGTAATCTCATAGTTCAGTTGATTAATAGTAGAATTGACTTCAACAATTTGCTCAGACAATTCCATGAACTTTGATTCACGATTCTCTTCTTGCTTGATAGACTCCTCAAGATCACCGAAGCCTTTCTCTAAGGTCAGTAGTTCTTTGTCACCCTCATCGATCTTCTGATCTCGGAAGTCCTGTCCAATCTCCTGTGTACATGTAGGACACACATGATTATTAATAAAGAACTCAGTATCTTTCTTACAAGTGCTGATCTTTTGCTGGATCTTCACACGGAAGGTATTGAGTTGTTTGAGTTTCTTTTTATTATCAGCAAAAGTTTTAATTTGATCATTTAGATCAGCAACTTCAACCGTCAGTTCAGCAGCTTGCTTCATCGATCCTGATTGACTTACCTTCAATGAAAGAATTTCATTTTCTTTCTTCTCAATATCACTCTTTGCCTTCTTCTCCATCTCCAGCATGTAAGTTTTCTGGAGTTCGATTTTGTCAGTAGACAATTTGAGTTGATATTCTAGTTCTTTGATCTCTTCATTATTGTCACGTACCTTGTCTTTCAGCAGGGTGTTCATGACAGAAAAGATTTGGATATCTAGAATATCTTCGATGATTTCTCGACGAGATGCCACAGGCATCTTCATGAAAGGAATAAAAGTAGATGAACCAAGAACTACAATCTGAGTGAAAGATTTGTAGTTCATCTTCAGAATGTTTTGCTCCAGTTGTTTCTGGTAGTCAACTATTGTAGATGACTGATCAAGCATCTCACCATTTTGATAGATCTCAAAAATATTTGGTTTGATACCACGAACAATTTTGAAGTTAGTTTTGCCAATGCCAAACTCTACTTCGACAATACATCCTTTTTCATTGATGCTATTAACAAGCATCGGTTTATTAATTTTTCTAAAAGGTTTGCCAAACAAAGAAAAAGTTAAAGCGTCAAGAACAGTACTTTTACCAGCACCGTTTGAACCAATGATTAAATTTGTTTTATGTGATGTAAGATCTACTTCAGTAAATACATTTCCAGTAGAAAGAAAATTTTTCCAACGGATTTTTTCAAATACAATCATTCTAAATTTTTCGGTGGAATCAGGAAATCATCTTTAGTTATTATAGCATATTTGTGGTATCTTTCTTCACAGGCATTAACAATTATTTCTTCTTCAATTTCAATAACCTGAAGTTTCATATCAGTTGAATCTAATACCATCATACCATTATATCGTTCTGCGTCATCTACACTCTCGAAAATAGGAATAATTTTATCTCCGTCTTCTGATACAACAGAAAACACTCCTTCTACTTTATCAGCAAGAGTGAGAATATACATCAAACCATTTCACAACTTTCAATATATAGGGATCTCATCAATTGCTTGAGTTCGGTTTTACTTACTGCTAGATCAGTTTCATCAACATATTCATTAAGAAGAGTCATGGTATCTTTAATTTCTAAATTGTCTTCAGAATTAGTATTATCTTCTGTGGTTAGATTTTCGACAATTTTGATATCATGTACACCAACATCATAAAGACGATCTACTAAAGACTCGAACATATAATAGTCAGTTTTCTCTTCAACGACAATTTTAATATATTTGTCGGCATACTCATTAACATCTAGTTTATCATAGTTGTCAATTTTGTCGTTGTAAAAGATCTTTTCAAAAATTTCAAAAGGATTCTTGACTCTAGTTAGTTTATTTTTAGGAGGTTCATAAAGATGAAAACCACGTTCATCTTTATAATCATTCCAGAACATCTGATAAGGATTACCCAGATACGTAATATTACCCTTCTTGGACTTATGGTGATAGTGACCAGAAAAGACTTGCTTGAATCGTTTATAGATCTTAGGGTCCATACCATGCTCCATCTTCAATCCAGGAGTTACTTCAAACCCATCGAGTTCAAGGTGTCCCATGACGATTTCGGCATTTGTGCTCTCAAGGTGCGATAACGTTTCTTCTTGGTTTTCTTTATTAATCCAGGGGACGAAACAAATTGGAGTATCTTCAATGTAAGTAGTACACACTCCATTGTATACCTGAATATTCTCATAATCTTTTAGCAGTAGTTCAGGAGAATTAATCTCATTGGTATTCTTATAGTAAACACAATGATTACCAAGAATCATATGAACAGTGATGTCCATACTAGCCAAGCGATCAAAATAAGAGCGACGGATCCGACTCCAAACATTAAAATCAATGCTTTTCCTGTTGTCAAACGTATCGCCAAGATCAATGACTGTTTTAATTCCTTTTCTTTCAAGCGTTGGGAAAAAGATTTCTTCATAGAATTTCTCAAAGTAATTCCAAAATGTTAGGGAACCTTTACGTCCATCTAAATGTTGATCGGTAATTAAAGCAACTGTCACAGTTTAACACCCATGGCAGCAGAAGTTACGAAAGTATAGTCATCAAGAGTTCCATCTTGTAAACACTTAAGGTGCCATCTGGTCATGGTAATGATTCCTTCCTCAGTAGCACCCGTAAGAAAATTAGCGCCAAGAGGTTCTCTCAATACACTGGTGTAGAGACCAAACATAGTTTTCTTGACATAGAAGGTATCGTCAATCCAAACTACATCTTCAGGAATATTTTTTTCGATAGTAGGATTAGATCCTAGACTAGTCGCTAGCGTTGTCTTTTTCTTTTCCATTTTTATAAAATCCAAAAGGTCCCACTTTGTTGGTTGCTCGTTCTTTCATTACGGAACCTGATAGTGCTTCCATAACTTTCAATACATCTTCTGCCTTAGGTGCTGGACCCAAACGATCTACCACGTAATTATACTTGGCAAAGAATTCATCCGAGACTAGTTTGTAATCTTCAACTGTAATTGGTTCTTTCATCGGTTCATTCTAATTTCAACGTTTTCTTTGATACTCCCCATGTCAGCATAACTAGAGTTCATATCATTACCATAGTCATCAGTGTGCATCACATGCTCGAAACCTGTCTTCTCTAAGATTTTTTGTTTAATATCATTTTGACGTTTCTCTTTTTGAATTCGACGAAGGAAAGCGTAATAAATGATTTGTGTAAAGTAAGCAAAAGGATTCTTTGATTTTTCTGGATCAAAGTTATTAATATACTGGACACAGTTTTCCACACCATCGGAGATCATGTCTTCACGAAAAGTGTAGTTAACAAAATTAGGTTTGTATGATAAATGATTAGCAATCTTTAGAAAACAATCACCAATGTAGTGAGGAATCCTAGGACGTGGTTTATCGTTTTCGGAAGCTTCCTTAACTTTATTCTTAAAGACAGTAATTGCCTCTAGAAAATCTTTGTTGTTAACATAATACTCTGTGTTTTTCTTTGACATAAGACATGTTTTGGTTTGCTTACCTTTGATAACAGTATAGTGTATTACGGTGTTTTTGTCAACTAGCTTGACAAAACCTCAGAAACTCAGTACAATAACTCTGTCAGGGGTTAAGAGAGACATAGCTTTTAGCTTATTTTATAGATCTTCTCTAATGTTTTTTTCATCTCATTTACTGAACCTAGGTATCCCATTTTTTGATTGAGTTTAGAAACAGGAATTTTTCCTTGATCTTCAGTACGATCAATTTCATTAATAGTAGCTAGATAATATCTTTCAATACGTTTATCTAATTCAGACATAGTAATTACACGATCCATAGAAAGAACATACATCTGATCGTATGTGGAATGAATCCAGTCTACTAAAATAAATCCTTCTATAGTTTCACCATTTCTTCGGTGTTTTATTAATTCTACTTTTTTAGGATTTTCTATTAATAATTGGTTTTCATTTGCTAGATAACAAACTTTGGCAACTATTTCTTCACCTGTTGTTAGTTTAATTGTTGAATAAAATTCTTCTTCCATATTATTTTAAATTAATAGGTATTACTTCATACTTAAAGTTTTCCTCTTGGTAGATCTTAATTCTTTCTGATAAATGATTAAGAGTATAGTTAGTTCTACTGTTAGAAGAGATATCATCAGCGATATCATATAGTGTTGCTATGTCTTTGCCTTCGCCTTTCCTGAGGACACGTCCAATAGACTGAAGATTACGTACCCGTGACTTACTAGGGGAAGCAAAGATAATGTTGTGTAAACGTTTGATGTTAATGCCAGTAGAGAAAGTGCCGTATGAAGCAATGATGACGGCGTTGTCCTGAGTTTCCGTAAGTCTACGAACCTCTTCTCTATCTTCTACATCTGTACCACCATGAACGAAAAAGATTTCACGGTCTTGTATGTTACTATTTATTAATTCATGAAGTGGTTCTCCATGCTTCTCCACATAGTTGAACAAGACTAAGGTATTACCTTCAATATCTTTAACTAAATTTTTAATTAGGTTGTTTCTTTTTTCATTTTCAACTATGTATTCCATCTCAGCATGATAGTCTTCAAAATATTGATACTCATGCTTACATACTAAAACTTTAATTCGTAATTTAGAAAGATGTCCTTGTTTAATTAGGTCATCGGTTCTAGTAACCTTCTCACAGGCACCAAAGAGACCCTCCAGCACCCACTTGTGAGTCTTGCTGCCATCTAGTGTACCTGTAAACCCAAAGCGATACTTAGCGTTGTGTAACTTGGTCATGATGCCTGTCAGACTCTTCGACTTAAATAGATGTGCTTCATCACCGATAACACAGTCAATGTCATCGAAGTATCTTTTGGGAAATTTATAGATTGATTGCCAGGTAGAGATGACAACTGGTTTATCAGTATTCTTATCTTTGCCTGAATAAATGGTGTGACAATAATCTTCAGCGTTCCATCCATAGTCTTTAAAATCTTTTACCATCTGTTCTACTAGAGATGTAGTAGGAACAATTAATAGAATTTTTTTCTTTGCAGCAGCATAGTACCTCACGATACTGTAAATCATTAGAGACTTACCAGAACCTGTAGGTGACAAGAACAATCCTCTATTGTTCTTCAGTGCTTTATACACTGTCATGTATTGGTAATCTCTAGGTTTGTACTTAGAGATGTAATTCATATAATCGGCAACACCTTTAGGAGAGACGAACTTATTAGGTTCTTCTACATCTCCATACCAATCATTAGATTCGTAAGTTAATCTATATCTTCTTTCATCACACCATTGTTTAAGATGAGGAAGTAATCCGCAATACAAATCACCCGTAGCAGGAGAGTACAGGTGAATCATACCATCCCAGTATCTAAACCTGGGTTGCCTTTTTAAAAACTTTGCCTCTGGCAATTCAAAGGAGAAGTAATCTGCTAGTTCATGGTGAACATGTTGCTCAGAATTAAGAGTAAGGTATACCTCGTTCTTCTTCTTTACTGTAATCAGGGACATTAGTTTCCATTAATAAACTTTTCCCATTCAATAGCGTTTTTCACATGATAGTTTCTTTGGGAAACCATTTTTAAAACATGATCTAAAAAATAAAGTATCTGATCAATATACTTGATCTTTGCTTCTTGGTTAATGATGTCTTCGTCCGACTCAAGGTAGACTTTCATCTTGTCGGCTGTTTTGATACTAGATCCAAAAGGTTTTTCGGCATAGACTTTTGCTTCCGCTTCGCCGCTATAATACTCTCGTTTTTCACGTACCAATTTACGTACTTCAAATTCCAGACTAGTTTTAATTTGTGAAAGATCGGTGTAATGGTTTAAGTATTTATTATGTTGAAAAGGGATCTCCATTGAGATCTTACCTAGATCAGCAGTGTAGTTCTTATTCTTAAATTCAAAATCTACATGACTGTCTGTTGCCCAATCCTCTTTAATTTTTTCAAATTTTTGATGTAGTTTGTCGAAATTCATGTAATAGCAAACGTTTCGTCACGAATAGTATAACCAGTATACTTGAAAGTTACTTGTGCTGTAAAGTATTCAATATCATTATTTGAAGCATCAAAGGTCATTTCGGATATACTGATCGGAAATAAATTTTCAAAATCAATTACATGGTTAACGTTATACGATGAAGTGTAAATTAAAATCTGACCACTAGAATACTCTGGTTCTTCTGTGGGCATGTGTTCCTCAGAATTACCATTGGCTCTAATCCAATTATAAATTTCTTTCCAATTAATTAACTCTTCATCGACGATAAACGAAACCGTCAAGTCCCCGTATGTTACCCCGCCACCAGCTACGATAGGAAATTGACGGAACCTAGTGGGGACTTCAGTGAAT